TGCTGCGCTTCCTCGCGTGCCCCGCCCTCCGCGTGCGCTTCCACGATGTCAGTCAACACCTTGTGGACATCGGCAGGCAACAGCCACGGCTCACAGCATAGCGCGGTCATGCACCTGATCAATCTGGTATTACTTTGCATCTTCAACCTCTGGTTTCTTAGCAGGTGGTTCCGGTTGTTCCTGTGCGGGTTTTTCAATCGCCCCGGTCTGGCCGGGAATCTGCATCTTGGAAAGTCGGTCACGGTTCACTCCTGTTTCAGTTGCAACGCCGTCAATCATCTTCTCTTCACGCGCCCGCTCGCGTACCAGGTCTTCGATGTCAAGGCCGCGCCGTTTTGCCGCCCGCGTCAGTGTGCCAAGACCGCTCTGTATCTCCATCATGTCGGCCTGCATCGCCTCTTGACGGTCAATCCAGACTTCCTCCGGTGGTTGCCATTCGACTTTATTCCATTCGCTGATTCCGTTCGCATCAACCGGAGCCGGGGGAATCTCGCCGTCCATCGCCATAGCCATGCGCCATGACCAAAGGGGCTGGAGGAATCGGTCAATGAGCCACTTCTTCCACGGACGGCAAGCGAAATTGACAAGCAACAGCATTCCCTTCTGCCGGGAGAAATCCAGCCCGCTCAAGTCGAGGGTGAAAAACTCATAGGGCATCGAGAGCGCGGAGGAGCAAAGGGCAAGTTGCAGTTTCACGTACGGTATGTGTGTGGCGTTCGGAGTCGCCGGGGCCTTCATGTCAAGATCATCGCCGGGGAATCCTTCAAGGATTTCGCCCCAGTCGAAACGGAATGTCTGCCGTGACCCCGCTGTCGGGTTGGTGCTGCCACGTTGTAGGGAGTTGAGACCGTTGCCGCCCTGCTTCTTGAGGAATCCAAGCACCATGCTCTGCCATTTGGTCGAGTTCAGCATGTACTTGTTCATCTCGTGGATGTCTTGGAGAGTCGGGATAATCGGGGCAAAGTCGGGGATCTCCCGTACCATGTCAGGCCGCCAGGGTGGACGGATCACCGGAATGATGTTCTCTGCCTCAACATATTGCTCTGCGTGCTGCGAGGTAAAGCCGCCGTCATTGTCGCGGGAATGGACTAGATAGCCACGAATGGTCCCGCCTGCCTTGTCTACCTTCACGCCCTCAACATACGGGGAAGGGTTAGGTGGCTTCTGCGGATCTCGTATGCGTTCGCATTCGATAGGTCGGATCGTGCCGTCTTCTAGTTTCTGGAAGTACATGCCGCCATGTGTCGGGCGAAGTGATACGGCCATGTTCTGAAAATCAAGGAGACTGCTACGGCCCCGGCTGTCACAGGTAGGAGCAAACTCATTCATCCAGAAATCTTCCGCTATCCGGTTCCACTCGTTGCTCCTTGTTCGGCATTGAGGGACAATCCCGCCCGCGCCTACACTGAACAGGGCCAGCCGATCGCATACCCCGGCAACCACGGCGTTATTCCTGCGGAGGTCGGCGGCCTTCTGGCGCATCGTGTTGCGGGTGTTGTCCTGTACCAGTGAGTCTTCGTCACGCGGGGTTGCCCGCCCCCAGCCAAGGTCTTTGCGGGTGCGAACAGAATCACCGGCGTCGTATCCAAGTGATAACGCTGTGTTTCCAAGTATCCGCGCTATGACTTCTTTAATCATAAAGGTTGGTTGTTGACCCGCGCAAATCGGCTAGCCCGCCCCCGCGTGTGTAGATCAGGGTTTCGACTTGCGCCTCCAATTCTGCTACCCGCCCCGCGTACTCATCCAGCCCGCGCCGGGAGACGCTACGCCCGCCGATTGAATAGGAGTTAATGTCAGTGGCGACCGCTTCATCAAGGGTCTTTGCCGCGTTGAACCATGTGGCTATGGCGCGGAGGGCTTTGAGGCGGTCCAGTGTGCCGGTTAGGGTCTTGGCGTCAGTGACATACTGGCTTTGCAGGTCAACTAAAGCAGACATTTGACTCCTGTAGAGGCGGCGGGTTGTACTTCCCCGCGTTGTATATCCCTCTAATAGTGGGTAAAAAGGTATGACGAAAAGAGTCTTTTTTGTTGTAATCAGCAAACGGGCATGATACATGAGGGGTATGCAAGACAGAAAAAGGATTTGTCCCCGTGGTCGCCGGTCATCCGGTAATTCTTCCCGTCAGGGATAGTCTTGCAGGACTGCGGGGATTTTCTAAACAGGGAGGTGCGTATGGGTACGGAGTCTAAACAGGATTCGGCACTGGTCGGGATCCAGCAGGTAGAATTGACATTGAGGGGGCGGCCCGGTTCCCCGCTTGTCATCCATGCCTTTGCTGAAAAGGCAAAGCAGGAGATACGGGATAAGCAGCAGAAGAAGGCAAAGAAGGCCAAAGAACAGCGTGACCCCCATGCCGAGTTTCTGGCATCGCGGTACGTTGACGAACAGGGACGTGAATGTGCCCCTATAACAGCACTTAAGAAAAGCATTATCACGGCGGCGACGGCGTTTGAAGACGTGACTAAGGTCGGATTGCGTCAAGCCGTGTTCGTTGATTCGGTTGCCGTGCCGGGAGCGGCTCTTGTGCCTATCGAAAAGCATGACGGTACGCTTGCTGTAGGGGTCATGCGCGAGGATGCCGTTACTATCGGAATCAACACGCGAGGTCTAACGTATCGGCCCGAGTACAAGGAATGGCAGTTGAGAATCAGGGTTGAGTTTAACCCGCGCATCGTGAGCAAGGAGCAGTTGCTTGCTCTGGTAGATCAGGCTGGCTGGGGTGTCGGCATTTGCGAAGGCAGGCCGGAACGGTCAAGCGCGTTGGGTTGGGGTCGGTTCATGAGGGTGTAGTTTTCGGCAGGTTGGGTGAAGTCTGGATTGTCCCAGCCGGGCACGGTACGGAAGGGTATGACAGGCATGGTCTGGCACAGCATGGATGGGAGAGGATTGGATGGGCGGGACATGGCGTGGCACGGACATTCGGGTATGGAATGTTTTAGTGTGGCAGGCGCGGTGGGGCCTAGCGCGGACGGGCCAGGAGGGGCCGAGTGGGGATTGGCCAAGTGTGGCATGGCCGGCGTGGCGAGGCGTGATTGAGCACGGTATAGTTGGGTCAGGCGGTGAGTTGTAAGACAAGGCATGGTTCAGGGGAGGACTAACACTCCCCTGATTTTCTTTGACCTGCTCTGAATTGTCCCCACAGGCACCCCCAGCACCTTACCCATGCGCTTGTAACCTATCCCGCTGTCATGGGATTTCAAGGCCAGTATCTGCAAATCGAGCCGGTCAAGTTTTCCATCAGCGGCGAGTCGAATAATCTGAACTGCTAGATTGCCGATCCCACCAGTAGTCAGGCCGCTGGCATGTGTTGTTGTCATTCTCCGGTTCCCATCGTTTACAGGTCGCGCAAGGCGTGTGTTGAAACTCCATTATGGTTAGGTCGTTCTTATTGGCTGCGGCGTGCCGGCAGGAGGAGCAGTCTTTCACTTCCCGCATCTCGCTTTGTGTTCGCACCACTGACACCACATCGGATCACATCTCATGGCTTTGTCTCCTGTTGTATCTCCTGCATTCTGAACACCTGGAACCGGATGGCCGCGAGCAAGCACAGGGCTTCGGCGTCCCATAGATGGTTCGGGCGGCCTGCGGGTATGGCAATCCACTTGCCGTTGACGTTCTTCTCCGCTGTCATCTGTGCCACGTACTTGGCATTTCCCGCGTATCCGGTCGGTATCAGCCACCGCTTGCTGCCCTGTCTGCGCTGAATCTGGTCTGCCAACATATCCTTGAGCAGGTCGGGGTCATGGGTTATCGCCTCAATGATCGCGCTGCCCTGTCCCTTCTTGCCTTCATCGGGGTCTTTGCTGCCCACTGTGAACATGCTACGCGCTCTCCTGCTAACGCCCTGACATGGGATGTATCCTACATGATACTTGCACCATTGGTCAACCTCGTATGTCCGGTATCGGTTATCAATGAAAACGTATTGCACCTTGAACTGATCGCACACCTTATCCATCGCTTCAAGGTCTGCAACCTCACCGGACCAGACAAGGGCGCTGTCGCCACCTGACATGAACTGCCTGACCACGGCAACCAGATACCCCTTCTGCACGTCCACCCCGGCGAATACGTGCTTGTCTGCATCCTTGTATTGCGTCTTGTACGGCTCCACATCGGCAAGGCATTGCCCCTCTTTGTACTGCCCTTCCAGTTCAGCAAATACCGCATCCTTGATATTGTTGTCATAGTGGATGAACGGCTCGCCTAGTTCGCTGTTGATGAAATCTTGCAGCAGGTAGTTTGTGTTCTTCGCCACAAGGAACCGCGTCACAAGGTCTGGCAATTTCGTCCACGGCGCGTACAGGCTAGAAATGTGAAACGATACGTGTCCCTCGGTCTTCGCCTTCGCTGTCGCTCTCCATTCGCCCCGACCTACTGCGGCGTTCTTCTGTACGTCTGTCCACTTGACCCCGCACACCTCGCATTCGTACCGCACGGTTTTCCTGACATCATCGAGGGGCACGCCGCTATCGAACTTGACTTGCGCCCATTTGAGATACTGCATTGCCCCGCACTTGTGGCAGGGGATATAGAACCGCCGTTGATCGCCGTCCATGTAAGCCTGGTTGATAACACCTTCCGGCGTGGTCGGCGTGCTTATCCGGTATATCTTACGGTTCCAGAATGTCTTCGTGCGCTGTTCGGCCAGACTGATCGGACTTGCCTCTGTCTGATTCTTGATCGGGTACTTGTCTGTTTCATCCTCCATGAGATACCTGATTGCCCTGCTTGCCAGATTCGCCGGGGAGTTGCTACCGACCCAGTTGACCGTACACCGGCGCATCACGTATTGCAGTTTTGTCCATTCGTCCCGGTCATCCGGCATCTGCTCTTTCAGTTTCGGGCTGTCCTCTATCATCGGCATCATGCGGGTTTCGCTCGCGCTACGTGCAAGGTCTTCTGTCGGGTAAACAAGCAGGACGGGCCCGGGGTCTTCTGCTATCGCGTAGGCAAGCCAGATATATCCGACCAGCGTCAATCCCGTCTGTGCGCCTTTCTCCACGCTGATTATCTGGATAGCAGGGTCTTGGAATGCCTCAAAGATACCGCGCACATAGGGCGTGAGTGCGGTACGATACAGGCCGGGGAAGCCCGTTGCCTGTCTTACGCTCAAGTACACATTCTTTTCTGCCCACTGCCATATGGTCAGCCGTTCGGCGGGCTTGAGGTTCGCCCAGTACAGGGATAATGGATCAGGTCTGGTCATGTTTTATTCCTGCTACACAAGGACCGCTAATGAGTCTTTTGGCCAAGTCGCCCAATCTTACGGCACCATCTCTGGTGTATCCAGCCTTGCAACTAGACGACTTCCTCATTTCGCGGCGTTTAAGTCTTGTCACTCAAATGCTCCAATGCCCTGTCAATTTCTGAACGCAGTATCTCTGAAATCTCCGCTGCCGTCTTGCCTTCGCACATTCCCGCCACCGCGTTCGGTATCGAGGTCAATCTTGTCTTGGTCATTAACGCTGCCTGTATGAACTTCCTGTTCACGTCGTCAATCGGCATGGTAAGGGTCTGGCTTAACTGGATCTCTGCAATATCTTTTTCCAATTTCCTGCGCTGCTCCGCAGCCTCCCTGTGTTGCGGCACTGCCCACGGCAACTGACTACTGTTCGCGTTCTTCACAAGATCGAACATCACCATCTCTACATATCGGACCCGCTTCAAGAATGCGTTGAGGTCTTCTTCGTCACCTTTCTTGATCGGCGTCATCTTGACGTGTGCTGTTGACTCGGGATAGGTTGCGCTCAATCGTGAGGCGTGCTTAGCGCGATTGGTCTTCAGGAACCATGCGATACAGTCGCCGGGAACAAATCGTATCGGCCTGGACTTAGGGACACATGGCAGGCCTTCTTTGCGGAGTCGGTTGATTGCGTCCTGCCCGAGGCTTAGAGCCGCCGACATTTCTTTGAGACTGATTCTCATGGTATGAATTGACTTTTCAAAACTTCAAGCGAGAGGAAAGAAGGCCTCGCGAACCTGCTTCCTTTTTTATCGTTCCGAGTACCTTGCCGGGCCTTAAGCACATATCTTGTTTCCCTTATTCATGTTCCCTATCTGCGTATCACCATGAGTTAAGGCAATGCCTGTTGTTGACCATCGAGGCATTAGGTTATTCAATGACCATGCGTGCTTAATGAGTGTCATTGCATCTTCATGTTCATGTAGCGATAGAGGTACGATATGATCAATGTGCCATTCACTTCCATAGTTATCCCATGACATACCTGGTCTGAACTGTGATTCAAGATGTTGCTTGAGTGTATCGAATGTATAGCCTAAACACTTGATACTGAACTTGCTCACGTATGGTCTACCATCACCCCGAAGATATGCGCTAAACCTTGTACTCACGTTCCTGGATATGCGCCCCCTGATACTCTTGCCCTTCTTGACGTTGAGCGAACGCCACTGACAACGCATAGAGCAATACATTCTTTTGTTGCCGATTGGCATTTCTTTTCCACACACATGGCATGAGGTAATAATATTTGACGGCTTTAACTGACTAATGATATGCACGGATTCAGCGTGAGATTGCTGTTTCCATTTACACATAAGAAAGTCTGGATTATCCCACTTTTTTTGCTTAGCGGTTTTCCTCCATGCCTTCCGAAGTTCTGATGCTCGCCCACTCTTATTAAATGACGTTCGTGCATTATATCGCACTATTAGGCGATGATCCTTAACACACCTTTTTTCTCCGCATGTCTTGGGCTCTTTTCCTCCTTTGATAAGCGTTCTGACGCTTACAGTTTTTCCACAATAAGGACACGTCATTTTAATGAACGGATTAACAGGTGATCTTCCCCTCTTCCTTGCTCTCTGTGCGTTTTTCGAACATTGAAGCGAGCAATACAACTGCTGATCATTCTTCTCTTCAAACTCCGTGAGGCAGTATTTACACACTCTCATATTTCACCTTCTCCTCTTCTACATCATAACGTCCACTCATCTGTAGGCAATGCCCTATGCTCGCATATGTATCAACGCCTATGCTTGCTCCTGCCTTGGCTGCATGATGACAGAAGCCGTAGTCCTCGCCATGATTGTCAATGTCAATGAACGGGCCACTAGACACTGCCTTGAGTACATCCTCAATCACCCATCTGCGTATGAGCGTGAAGGCAAGGCCGCATGTCTCTACTAGTATGGGCTTACCTGTCACATGATGCAGGCTGATGTCTGATGCTGTTGCGTTGATCATCCTGTCAAAACCCATGTCATATCGCACTAGAGCAATGGGGTTGTGTGGTGATCCTCCCGGTGATCCGTGCCTGCATACCGCAAGGCAGGAGAGCACGTCCATGTCAGTGTAGTGTGATCGCATCTTTTCCAGCGTGTCAGGCGGGAACACCATATCATCATCAATCATTAGGAGCGTGTTGCAATCTGTCTTGAGAAATTGTCCTGCCAGAAAGTTTGCTGCTGCTGCGTGTGGCATTGATTCGGCTGTCCTGATAATCGTGTCGCCTGTTCTGCGGCCTTGAGCAATCAAGCCTATCAGCGGCCATATGAATTGAACTGCTGGCTTCGATACCCTGATACCGATTGCGACTTTGCCCCATCCTATGCGTTCCTTCTGCCTCTTGATATATGTGCGCCGGTCTGCTGCCCACTTCTTTGCGTTGTATGCCCTGCGATAGTGCTTGTCAGATTTCAGGCCCTTGTGATTGTGGGTTATGACTTGCAGCGGTGTTATCGCAAAGCATCCTTGTTCCTTTGCGATGTCAACTAACTCAACATCAGAATAGCAGTGATGGTATGATTCAGAAAACACCTGCCCGTCCTTGAATTGCCTGTAGAATGATCGGCTAATCATCCAATGAGTTGCAAAGGCTGTCCCGTACATTTGATCCTGTAGACCGATAAGCCCGCGCTTACCCTTCCTGAATTGCTCCATTGTGGCGAGTGCATCCGTGAAAATGTTTACATGGGGAATCACGTCATCGGCCAGGATCATCAGGTATTCGCCCTTTGCCATTCGCATGAGCCTGTTGCACATCATCGGGCCTGTGACGTGTTCGGGGTCAAGGTTGTGCTCACTGACAATCTCATAGGCGATGTCCCCGGCGTGCCGCTTCAGCAGTTTGATACATCGCCTATATCCGACAGGGCGCAACCAGGGAATGATGACACTAATCATGATCTAATCTCCTCCTTGAGTACGATCCTGCCCCCGTGTCCACGGACAAGCACGCGCAATGGTGCAGGGCCATAGACTGCCCACAGTTTGCGGATGATACAATAACGATCAGTCACAAACCCTTTCAGTTCCTCGTAGATCGGGCGCCCTGATTCGTGATAGGCAAAATCAGGATGATAACTGATCTCTGCATCTGTCAGCAACACCCGCGGCTGAAACACTAGTTGCGTTATCAGCCCAGCCCGCAGCATGATGACCAATTCCCCAGCGCGGTCACGTTCCAACTTCGACGCGAAAGAGCGGCCTGCCAGTTCGGGCATGGGTGATTCCTTGCGCTCTGCCCCGTACTTATTCGGTATATTCTCACTCCCCTTGACTATGCGGTTGAACTCATCGCGGGATATTAGGTTGGTAATCATGGTTGAATGAATGCCATCTTGACAGTAAGAATTACAACCCCACGCCTCATCTCTTCTGACGTTTCTTGGATAATTGCCTTATGCTTCTTCACGGCATCTTTCAGGAAAGGATACTGGCGAAACAACCGCGTGTTGTATTCACATTCCCGCTGTGTGTCTTTTTTCATAATGTCATGTGCGGATTGCCTGTCGGGATTTTCATGCTTCTGTATGTGGTTGCTGTTGCCGAGGGTTCAATTGGGTCCATGCTCCCGCATCGTTGACAATAAATCATTGCCTTATTTTCGCTTATCTTTACCGCCTGGAATTTATGCCCAAAGAGAACACATAACCAATGCGGGTTCCATGTATATACAGGTGCACTGTATTCGGTCAGTCCGTTGTACATTGTTTCCTCCAGCTCATCTCTCCATCACGTCCCGTCTCTCATCGTGATTGTGTATATGCTGATTCCTTGGCAGGTACACGGCGAACGGATCAACTGATACCGTATTCGAGGCGATGGTGACGGCCTCATACTTCGGGCGCGGCTTGCGGGTTTTACGTTTGCGCTTGGTCATTTCACCTTCCAATCCAAAACAAATATGCCGTACTCAAACATAGACTTCCCATCACGTTCTGCCACCATGTTATATCAAAGAAGACCTGCCAGAACATCATTGCGAGGACGAAGAAGCAAAGACCAAATACAAACCGGCTCATTCTACTTCCCTTCCGGCGGCGTTACCATCTGCCTGCTGGCTTTTCGGCTGATCCCTTGCGTCCTTCTGCAACGTATCCATATTCGTAGTTGGGGCGAACCATCACGGGCTTCTTTCCGATAACGCGCAACCTCTGCACGTCAAACCATCGTGAGTCTTCCTGCTTGCCAGCCTCACCCGCTTTGGGCGTTACTATAGCCTGAATGCATCCGTACAGGTCGAATGACACTGAGGAGACAACTCCGGTATACCCGGTCACCTGATCGCGCACTTTCATTCCCAGCAGTTCCATGTGTTTCTGCATGTTCATCGTTCTCCTTTGTTTGGCTCCGTCCACCCTCGCTCTATCAGCGCGGCCCTATCACGGGCAACGATGTCGGCTGAGTTGTTTATTGACATCTGTAACCTCAACAGCAAAGTCTCCTGCGGGTTGGAGTCGCCCTCGCGCACCAGTTCCCGGAGTGCATCAGCCACCATGTCGCGGGCTATGTTCTCGGGGTTACTCATCGTCGTTCCTGCTATCAAGATCCCCATGAAGCAATCCAGTTGCCTTAGCAATCAAATTATTGACCCATGCACTTAGCGTCATCCTGCTGACTTCCGCATATTCTTCGGCGGCCTTGACGACATCTTTATCCAGTGAAAACGATCTCACTTCCTTCGTACTCTTACTCATGGAATATACAGTACTACACCTTGCGGAAGTTTGTCTACAAAAAACTATTCTTTTTTCATAAGAATTACTTGCACCTTTAACACACTTCTGCTAGTCTCTCTCTTGTGCCACAGAAAAGAACAACATTGCCCCGCGTGGGTGCCGGTTATCCGGTCACCATTTCTCGTCCGAGGACTGTGGCACGCCTGCGCGGGGTCTTTCATGAGGTAATCACAATGACACTCTTCCGGCGTCGCAACAGGAGAACGGGCAGCAGGTTGCCTGTGTGGTTTTGGGAGAAACTCCTTGAACACGTTTGACGAGGCGTCTCACACGTACACGATCACCGGGCGCAAGGTGCCGAGCGTGACCCAAATCATCACGGCAGTTTTTGGCCCACCTCGTAACGCGGCGAGTGACTGGCACCTGGAGCGGGGCAGGGCTGTCCATGCGTGCTGCGCGATGATTGCGCGGGGGATCGAGTTTGACCACGATCCGGCGATTGACGGGCAGGTGCGGGCGTGCCGGAAGTTCTTCCGGGAGTTGAATCCGTGGGTGTCGATTGTCGAACGTCAGGGATACGACGAGACGCGAATGTACGCGGGTACCTGCGATGCTGTCGTGTTGCTCAACGACGCACGTATCGTCATTGACTGGAAATCGAGTCTCTCGGCAACCGAGGGAATCCAGTTGGGAGGTTACGGGCAATTATTTAACGTGTCGAAAGGAATGTCAGTGGTGTTAGGTGATGATGGGCAATATCATTGCAGCAAGGTCTACGACTTGAAGCGATGGGTGTCGCGGTTCAATGCGTGCCTAACAGTGAACGGGATAAAAGAGGAGTTGGGAATATGAACGAGGTAATTGATATTGAATTGGTAGTGAACGAAACTCAAGTCACAATCGAGGAGCCTATCAAGTTGGCCCTTGTCGGAGACCTGAAACCGATTGCGGATAGAATGGCCGCTTACCATCAGGAGGTAACTGAGGCTGTTATATCCACAGAGGGAGACGCCAAAGATGCCGCCGAATGTTGCGACAATATCGCGGCAGACATCAAGACGGTGAAAGACCATGAAGTCCTGTCGCGAATCACTGACGGCCTTTTCAAACTGCATCGCCGATGGACAGGATTACGCGACGCCATAGTTGCGCCCCTTGAAGCCGACCGGAAGACGCTCAAGAATAAGGTCATTGCGTGGCAGGAGAATGAACGAATGAAGGCCGAAGCGTTGCAAAGGAAACTCCAGGCTGACGCTGACGAGAAGGCGCGGCGTGAAAGGGAAGCGCTGGAAAAGAAAGCGGCGAGCGTAAAGAAGGTAGAGACTCGAGAGCGACACCTTGAAGCCGCCGCAGAAGTTGTCGCGCCTGTCGTCTATGTTGCGGCCCCGAAGTCGAGTCTTAGGGTGTCCCGCGTGTGGGCGGTGACATCCATCAATCAAGATGAGTTCTTTACGGCACTGGCAACACATCCCGAAATGAGGGGCTATGTTGAAATCAAGCAGGCATCTTTGCAGCGAAGCAAGGCGGCGAATCAGGCATTGACTGTGCCGGGGGTCAGGTTCGATCAGGTGGTTAGGTAGCAGAGTCTGGATTGAGCGTCAGGAAGTAGGGGAGGACAGAATGAAGGTATCAATGATGGTTACGTACGGGGAAACGGAAATCAAGGAACTGCTGGCGAAACATCACCGGGACACGTTTGGAAATGCGCCGAATGGAATGCACTGGGTTGTCACGAAGTCATATTCGGAATGGGAGGTTGAGGCGGTCGAGGATGACATTGACCAGCCGGAAAAGATTGAAGACGCAACGGCAGCGAAGTAAACCGAAAGGAATCAGAATATGAGTGAAGAACTACAGGTAGTCAACAGCGGCAGCATGAGTCTCAAGCAAATCGGGGATAGGGTCAACCTTGTCCACCAGGTACTTGAAAAGGTGCTCAAGAAAGGTACGCACTACGGAACATTGCCGGGGTGCGGAAACAAGATGGTGCTCCTCAAGCCGGGGGCCGACGTGCTTGCAATGACATTCAGACTCGCGCCGCAGTTCAAGATCGAACGGAGCGACATGGAGAACGGTCACAGGGAATATGATGTTACCTGTTCCATGTACGGGTCTGACGGCTCGCTTCTCGGTCAGGGTGTAGGGAGTGCATCCACGATGGAGAAGAAGTACCGTTACAGGAAGAACGAAAGCGGGGCAAAGATCGAAAATGAGGACATTGCCGACTGCTACAACACGGTTCTCAAAATGGCAAAGAAGCGGGCGCATGTTGACGCCACCTTGACAGTCACAGGTGCCGGGGATCTCTTCACCCAGGACTTGATCGAGGATGAGGACGAACAACCTAAGCCCCCCGTCACCATGCCCACACCGAAGGCCGCGCCGGGAGCGTTTGTCCCCGAAGGCATGCCGGAGCATGATACGCGGTTGCCACTGTCCACGCCGGCAGACGGGAACATGGGCGACGTGACCGGGATGCTACAGGAAGTCAATGTCAAGGAAGGCACTGCGAAGAACGGGAAGCCGTGGACACGGTACGGCCTGATAGTGGATGGCGAGACGTACGGCACGTTTGACAAGAATCTCTACAATGGTGCCCTTGAACTGGTCAACCAGAAGGTGTGGCTTGAGGTGGAGACCAAGGGCAAGTTCAAGACGGTGATGAATCTGGGACTCCAGAGATAGCAAACGCCCCCAGCCGGTCCTTACCCTCTAAATGTGCTACCACACAACGAGCAGTCGGGACCGGCGGGGGATGGAGGGTGTATGATCGTAATTCAAGATGATGTCTGGCGGGCTGAATGTATCGCAGGAATGGGATGGGATAGCGACTGCACGGTACAGGTCTACCCGATTGACTGTGCTGATTATGTGACGTATGAATACCCAAATCGAAACACTGCAATAAAACAATACAAGATCATTTTAGACGCGTGGCAACAAGAAATTGTGCGAATTGCGAGGTAAGCCATGAATGACGAATCCTGGCTAGTCGGGTTACTGAACAAGCGGCCCCTCGACTCAATCCGCGTGCTGCTGGATCTTGTCGGGGCAGGGCTGGCACGTGGCGAGTGCAGCGCGAATGACGTTGCATCGTATGTCAGCGAACCGAACACCATAGGCTGTGCATTCCGCGTCCTCAAGCGGTACGGGTTTGTCCAGTCAGATCGCCGCATCAAGCCTGTGGACAAGTGCAAGCATGGCCGCCCCTTGTACGTGTGGACCCTTGTAGACCGGGGGCAGGCCGAGGTGTTCTTGTCGGCCTTGCGCCGTGTGCTGGTGGTTAGGGAGCCGTCTGAGGGCGGCAGTCAGTTGTTGATGAGGATGTAGATGACCCCCACCCAACAGGCATACTCACGGGCACTGGATGAGGCGGTGAAGGTGATTGAGAGGGAGCGTCTTTCCCTGTCCTTGCCGACTTCCCGGACACGTCCTATAGGCGTATGTCCACCCACAGGGGCAAAGGATACGGCAGGGGCGGGGATTATAAACGAAAGGATGGAAATGAATTATCAAGAGTTCATAAAGGCCAAATCTCAAGCAGGAGAAAATCAGGGGTTCAATCCTCTATGGGTACCCGATTTTCTCTTCGACTTCCAAAAGAGTCTAGTCGAATGGGCAACACAGAAAGGGCGGGCGGCTATCTTTGCGGATTGTGGACTTGGCAAAACTCCAATGCAACTCGTATGGGCTGAGAACGTGTGCCGCAAAACTGACGGCAAGGTATTGATACTTACACCTCTAGCCGTATCAGGTCAGACAGTAAGAGAGGCCGAGAAGTTTGGGATTGATTGCAAGCAATCGAGAGACGGAAAGGTCATGCCGAGAATCACAGTGACGAACTATGAGAAACTTCATCTATTCAATTCAACGGACTTCGCCGGATGCGTGTGCGATGAAAGCAGCATACTGAAAAACCCTGATGGTGTTACCAAATCAGAGGTGACGCACTTCATGCGTAAAATGCCGTTCCGATTATTGTGTACGGCTACTGCTGCGCCGAATGACTACATCGAACTTGGAACGTCAAGCGAGGCCATAGGTGATCTTGGTTTCGTAGATATGCTTGGACGGTTCTTCAAGAATAATCAGAACACCATCCGTCCGTCCGTATATCGGCATAGAGGGCAAGACTTCTCCGCACTAGAGGAAGGGGCAAAGTGGAGATTCCGAGGACACGCAGAGAAGGAGTTTTGGCGGTGGATATGTTCCTGGGCGCGAGCGTGTCGCAATCCTTCCGACATGGGATTTGATGACGCTAGATTCATTTTGCCGCCACTTCAAATGAGGGAACATATCATCCGTGCGAGTAAGCCGCTTGAGGGTTATCTTTTTGACATGCCCGCAGTAGGACTGCAAGAGCAACGGTCAGAAAGGAGTCGAACCATTGACGAGCGAGTAGAACTAGCCGCAGACCTTGTGAACACTTCCGGTGCTCCGGCTATCTGTTGGGGGTATCTCAACACAGAATGCGACCTCCTAGAAAAGTTGATTCCTGATGCTGTCCAAGTATCAGGAAACGATAGCGACGAACAGAAAGAAGAATCATTCGCTGGATTCACTGACGGCAAAATCAGGGTGCTTGTCACTAAGCCTGTGATCGGTTCATTTGGCATGAACTGGCAACACTGTTCGCATCAAACATTCTTCCCCTCGCATAGTTTTGAGCAATTCTATCAAGCGGTTCGCCGCAGTTGGAGATTTGGCCAGACTAAGCCTGTGCGAATTGACATTATAGCGTCCGAGGGAGAACGGGGAGTCCTGAAAAGCATTGAACGCAAGACCGCGCAAGCCGAGGTTATGTTTTCAAATCTAGTCGCGTTAATGAATAAAGAGTTGCGAATCGAGAAACGAAAAGACACAAACAACAAAATGGAGGTGCCGTCATGGGTGTCAACAAACAAGTAGTGACAGAGAAGTACGGGATATATAATGCGGATTGTATCGAGGTTATGCGTGATCTTCCCGCCGGGTCAGTTGACATGAGTATATATTCCCCGCCGTTTTGCGGTCTCTATAATTATTCGTCCGATGATCGGGACTTGTCAAACTGCCGGACGTATATGGAGTTTTTCGATCACTACGATTTTGTGATTGCCGAGATTGCGCGGGTCACAAAGCCGGGGAGAATATCGGGCGTTCATGTCATGGATGTTCCTGGCAAGGGCAACGGCGAAACAGCGCGTATGGGTTGCGGTGCGAATGTAGGAACGGGATTGATTGACTTCCCTGGGGATGTAATCCGCGCACACGAGAAACACGGCTTTGCTTTTTGCGGGAGACGAGCGATATGGAAAGAACCGCTTGGAGTTCGCAACAGGACAATGGCGAAGGGGCTTGCACATAAACAGATTGTTGATGATTCAACGCTGACCGATGTTGCGAGTGCTGACTATCTGTTGATGTTCCGAAATAAGGGAGAGAACGCACAACCAGTGAGTCATCCGACCGGCCTGTTGAATTACGCCGGGGAACGTCAGATTCCCCATGACCTGCTCAGATACAAGGGATGGACCGGCAACCAGATAGAGAACCGATACTCACATTGGATCTGGCGTCAATACGCTTCTTCGGTATGGGATGATGTGCGCATTGACCGCGTGTTGCCGTTCAAGGATAGCAAAGAAGATGACGACGAGAAGCACGTCCACCCCCTCCAACTGGATGTAATCGAGCGTTGTGTGATACTATGGAGCAACCCCGGCGAGACTGTCCTGACCCCTTTTATGGGCGTCGGGTCGGAGGTATACGGGGCTGTCATCAACGGACGCCGGGGGATAGGTGTAGAGTTGAAGCCGTCATATTTCAAGCAAGCGGTCCTGAACATGAAGGACGCGGAGACGAAACACGAGCAGGATCACTTGTTGATATGAGGCAATAAATGAACGCTGATTCATTCACAAAACTCTTCGGAACCATCCTGACATCCTCCATATGGAGCGAAGACGACAAAACCCGCATTATGTGGATCACCCTGTTGGCCTGTGCCGATGCTGACGGATACTGTGCCGGTTCGGTTGTGGGCTTTGCGGTAATGGCCCGAATGAAACTGGAAGACGCTCAACAAGCCATGGCGCGGCTTGAGTCGCCGGATCCACACTCCCGCACTACCGACCACGAGGGCAGGAGAATGTTGAAGGTTGACGGGGGATGGTTGCTTGTGAACTACACGAAATACAGGGAAATTGCCAAGAAAGAGGGTCGCCGGGAGTATTTGAGGATGAAACAGCGGGAGCATCGTTGTCAACAACTGTCAACAACTGTCAACAAACCGTCAACAACTCCCTCTGCTTCTGTATCTGCTTCTTCTTCTGGCTCTTCTCTGGAAGGGGGATGCAAGGGGGTACCGACGCGGGATGAAGCAAAGGTGTACGCGGCAGAATTGAAGTTTGAGGGATGGGAAGCGTGGTACGATCACTTCGAAAGCAACGGGTGGAAGGTATCGGGCAAGGCCCCCATGAAGGACTGGCGGGCCGCGATGAGGAATGGGAAGCGCATGGCGGGGCAGTTCACGGGCAAGACTGCCGGGGGTTCCAGGTTCCCTCCCAGCATCAAGGAACTGGTGGCGGTACGCACACAACTACAGGCCGACCTTGCCTCGGCTGCCGATTGCGACAAACCCACCGATGAGATCCGCAAACGGATAGCAGACATCAACAGACAAATCAGCGAGGGGGGAAAATGAGCGAACACGTATCATCATGCGGGTTGTGTCGCCGGGGCTGGGTAGGCTTCTGGCCGCGTGAGAATCCACCGTACACGGCTGACCGGCTCATGGTAGGGCTGGCTGTAGACGTGCCGTGCCGGTGCAACCTGGGGCGCAACATGGGCCCGGACAAACATGGCAACAAGCCGGTGCCGGTTCCTGATTCTGTGTGGCGTGTGATCCAGAAACAGCACGCGGCATGGAGCGGGGCAGTCACGACACATAAGACGGTTGACGAGTGGGAGCCATGATCCCTGAAAACGGCCCTTTTCCGCGCCGAAAGAAAAAGATTCAGTTTTGACGATACCCCTTGCAGATATATAGGTATGCTGATAGTATATCCCCATGAGTGAGAGACGAAACAACGGGGAGGGCGAGAGAATGAAACAGTGTGACATCCGTCCGAGTAATGGTGGGTTCGGTGAATGGGATTGCGGGGAACGGTGTACGGTGACCGAGGATGAGCTCGATGAAACCCTGTCGGAAAACACGGTTTACGAACTGGGAGTGGACACACTCCCCGAGGACTGTGAGGACATACGAGGACGTATCCACTATCAACCCTCCAGGGTGTTTGCGGTGGACTGTGGAGAGGAACCGAAAAATATCAACGGTGATATGGGCACACGATGGGAATATTTTGGAATAGATGAGGAATGACAACCAACCCGCGCCGGGGCGGCTCCCCGGCAGAAACAAGGAAGCGGGGACAATAAACGACAAGGAGGCAACATGCTATTAACCCTCTCAATCCTATTCGCGGTCGGATGCTGGTGCGTGCTGACGGTGGTGACCAGGTGGACGGAGTAAATAGGTGTTGACATAATGAATAACAATCTGCTAATGTGTGCGTTGAAAGTGTTGGAGGAAAACCGACATGAACAAAAACTCATATCAGCAGTTCACCGCGAATGGACAAGTAATTTTGTCTCGCCCGGATTCCGCGCAAGCGGATCATGGACGCCGCCAGGTGTTCTGTGTTTTCCATCCGGGCGGGACTCTTTTCCCGCTATCGCTTTCCGTGTAACCGCTGGAGATCGTCTAGGACGGGCCAGCAGGCGAAGGGATGGGGCAAGACAGGTCAACCCAACTTGCTCAATACGTGACAGGCATCATACGCTGTCAGGGCATCCGGCAGACCACGTAAGCAGTCAAGGGCAGGCGATGGCGACCATCACCCGAGGCCGGATAGAATGCGAGACGACGGGTAACTTTATACCGTGTCACGGCATACGCTCTCTAGAAATCTGTCTAGGGGGCGTATCGCTCAACTCAGGATTCATTACCCGTGTCGAGGAGAAATAACATGACCCGCCTAATCAACCTAATCCGGCGCCTGACCTGCAACCGCTGCGGGTGGACGTGGTTCCCGCGCACGACGGGGAGGCCCGCGCACTGCCCGAAATGCAACAGCCCATATCACGACGTGCCCCGCACCCGCAAGTGTCCGCTGGGGAGGAGGGCGAGGAAACAAAATGACCGCTAATCCCAGATACAAGGCGTTGATCGAGTTTGCGGAATCACAGGCATATTGCCCATGTTGTGAGGGGGTTTACAAGTGCGAGGATGGATGCACAATGGAAGAGGATAGTCAGCATGGCGGCGGGGATTCGATAAGAAGATATAACACCATGCTCTATGCGCGTGAATGTCTGAACACGAAGGAGTAACCCATGAGACTGCTGAATAGCAAACATTGGGTTGACATCTACAGAAGGATTTGATAATGTTCTCTCATGCAATCAGAAATGAACAAGAAGTTTTCCCGCTGGCCGCTGGTTATCCAGCACTCTTTCCCGCATGGGAACTGATTGCAGGGCTGGCGGGATTTTTCTTGGAGACGCTCATGCGCATACTTAAAGAGTGTAAACAGTGCGGCAATACATTCTTGGCAGACTCTAGCGAGATAAAGCGGGGCAGAGGTTTATACTGCGGGCGTTATTGTGCGTTTATTTCTTTACGCAAAAACAATATACAGCCAATCTTTTCCGAAGAAGACCAAGACATGGGGAAGATTCACTGGCACGCAAACAGTGATGGGTACCCAATGATAAATGTTCAGACAGGAACAAACTACAAGACCAGAAAAGCAGTCAAGGCGCATCGTATTGTATTGTCGAGAATGCTGAATAGACAATTATCCACTTCTGATATTTGCGACCATATTAATCATGATAAAATGGATAATCGAAGACAGAATCTGCGGCTTTGTTCTTGGCAAGAAAATTGCCTCAACAGAGATCCAGCGACTCATCCTAGTCGTGGTGCATCATATCATAAGTACAGGAGAAAGTGGCAGGCAAGATGTCGCGTAGGCAAAGAGGTATATTGTGGATTATGGGACACCAAAGAGGAAGCCATGAAAGCGTCTGAACAAAAAAGACAGGAACTTATCGCCTCTACGGCCCTTATGATCGTGGAGAAGGGGGGAGTATGAAAACGTATGTGTCTATCTGCGGAATGGGAAAACAAGAAGGCTACAAGTATGTCGTTCCTGTTGGATCATTCTATCTGAGCGCAAGCGAAACTCATCAACGGTGCTTCCTGAACATCATTGGAGAGCCGGATAGCATTGAAATATCAGCATCCACATATTGCCAAGTGGAGTTGGACATTGGCTCGAAGATGTATGCTTATGACGGAACCAAAGATAAGGCAAGGTGACCCCATGACCCCCGATCAATACGAACGCCTGCTCTCCTCCCGTGCCGCGACAGTGCGGTACCACGTCGGGCATATACGCACACTGCACCAAGCGGCTGAGACTGCCCTGCTTATCGGTGACCTTGTAACGGTGAAGATGTGTTTGTCTGACAGCGCGAGGCATTTGAGGGAATTGGAGGAAACATGTTCTCGTTAAAACAAAAGCAAGAAATAGCCGAGAAGGTTCAACAGATATTGCGGGAGACAAACCACCCCGAACTTCCAAAAGGGGAGATAGCATTTCAGTTACACGTGGACGGTGCGGAGTCATGGTGCTGGGCCGACATTCGGAATAACGGGTTCTACACGGCTGCCAACAAGCCCACAGTCAATCCGTGGAATGAACGTCAGGACAAGCGGCACCTGACCGCGATTGAGGAAACAAACAAGGGAGGGTAAGGATGAAGGCAAGGAAGGTGTGGATCGGTGATATGTGTGCCACAGGAAGTGCCTGTGTTGACAAGCAACCTCACAAGAACTGTAAGGGTATGTGTCAGGCTGGCCGCTGGCTGTCGGAGGCTGACTACCGAGCACTGGCTAAACGGAAGCGGGATGAGCAGGCGGTGATACGGGCGGCAGTGAATCTAAAACTTGAGATGCTGTACGGGCAGGGATCGGGGCCGAACAATACGTTGGTCGAGGCACTAGCCAAGTTGAAGGAGGGAGAATGAAAACAAGGAAACACGTTAAGAAGTCCTGTGCAAATTGCCGATATGAGGACTTGAACGGAATAACAGTGTGCAAGGAACCAATATTCCAAAAAACAGGAAGCATAACTTGTGCTGATTTTCGGGCATGGAAACCCAAGATCAAGATGGTTGAAGTGCCTGCCTCGAAGTACCGCCTAATCATGGCCGTGGTGAGGGCGGGGAAACGCGAGGTAGCGCAGGGGTGGGCAACGGAACGGATGAGGACTGCAATAGCCAAGTTGGAGGGCGGGAGATGAACATCATCATATTAGTACAAGGCGATAACCCGCGCCTGACAATCAACGTGGAGGAGAGACAACGGGTTATTGACGTGGTGGCCGAGGAAGACAGAATCGAAACAGCGAGACGAAACGGATACCTGCGCCAACAGTCGAGTAGGTTGATTGCCGTGGGGTGAGCAGGCGGTGATACGGGCGGCGATTGCATGGCGTAAGAATGATACGTTCGATGAAGTTGTGGTGTTAATGGAGGCAATAGCCAACTTGAAGGAGGGGAAGAATGAGTGAGACACTGGGATGCAGAATCCGCAACATCAAGATAGCCTTTTCTGATACTGGCAGAAAACAAGCGCTTGAAGAGTTGGCCGTTGCTACCGAGCAACTTGAACGTGAGAATACCGCGCTGAAGGCTCGCCTTGAAGTTCGAGAGCTCGCCCGTCATCAACTTTGCGGCTGTGTCGTCTGCATCTGCGAAGATGCAGAACAATGTCAGGGATGCGGAGCAAGGAATTGTGGGACCCACCCGCCCGGACAAATGCCAAATCCAGTCTATAAGGACTCGGAGGTTTGTCCGTGCTCTGATTTCGGAAGCAGTTGTCACCATTTCGCCCGCGCAGAGACGCCAAAAACCAGTCAACTGCACGACGAATTTACGAGTGAAGGTTCAACGCTGACATGGAATCAATACGCCATGAAATTGCGAGACTTGTCGTGCGAACTCGAACGCTCCAACGCCGCGCTTGCCGCCGAGGTGGAGCGGCTGAGAGGGGAAGTGGCCGACATCAAATCCATGCAGTGCCGAGAGTGTGCCATGGTGGCCGCGCTGACGGCTGAGATAGAGTCGTTTCGTGGACGGTGCGCTAATTGTGGTAACGCCGCGCTTGCCGCCGAGGTGGAGCGGCTGAAGGGGGACCTCAAGAACGTAGAACTGATGTTGTCTGAAATCACGAAGGAACGATGCGCGCTGAATGGTGAGATATTGCGCCTACACGACCTAATCACCCGAACACGGGCAATCATAAACTGCGCCTGCGATGGGTGCGATGCCTGCGGCGGGGCTGGATGTTCGATGCAGCAGGATTGGTTCCATGACGCGGGGGAGGTGGAAACATGATTGAAAGCATTCAGTGGTTTGTAATTGCTGCTATGTGCTTTTTGATGGTGCTGGTTTGTGATTATTGCGAGAAACTGGAACGCAGAATAGACAACCTCGAACGGAAGGGAGGAGGCAAGTGAAAGACAACGGAATGAAAACCCTTGCAACTGAGATCATCGAAGCCTTGCGGGAAGCAAACCGCAAAACCATCAAACACTACTTCGAAGTCGGAGATCGGATACTCCGCGCCGTGATCCGAACCGACATGAGCGAACGGGCGATCTGCCGGGAGATAGTCAGGTTGACACGCGATGAGGTAAGCGAGGCCACCCTGCGATACTGTGCGCTCATGGCCCGTAAACTCCTGCCAGTCCAGCGGCGTAGTCTAATCGGTATCGGGGCAAACTATCGGCACTGCATCGCGTTGGCCCACAGTCAATACGACCGGAATAGGAGCGATTTGGTCAATGAACTGAAATCTGGCAAGCGGCTTTTGAGGTCAATCACCTGCCCGAGTCAGGAGCGGGAACTGGAACGGCAACAGGGTATCGCACGGGGCAAACCTGACCATGACATCCACAAAGACCCGCGCACGGTGGTCATATACCCCGATGATCCAGCCAGCATAGAGAGCGGCCTTGCCCGTCTCATACAGGTTGTCGGCCCTAAAATAGCCGATTATATCGAATCTGCCCAGCGGCTAATTAACAGGGCCGAGGGCTGGAACCCCCGCAAGGTGTCAATTTGAGGACGAATCAAGAGCCTTGGCACGTCAAGGGGGCTTTACATGGCTAGATGAGAGGTAAACCTCTAACCCCGCCTGAGCGATCCTAGAGGCTCACGCCATTTTTAGCGGAATGTCCAGTTTGAGGGGAGTTGGCACGGTATATGTACCGGATTGATACAGGAGTGGTGATTCCGTCAGGTCAACCGGGGAAATCTGCCACGGCTCCCGGTTGTTGAGTAGCCGCCGGCCGGCCGCAAGGCACGCGGAGAATACCAACTCGGAGCAGAACCATTTATCTGTTGACTGCGACCGCCACCGCAGAAGGAATCCGAGGATGCCTTTGTAGTCGTACCCGCTGCCTTCTTCCTCGATGAGAAAAGCCGTGATCTGTTGCAGGTCGTCTTCCGTGATTGGCTGTATGAACTCGTACAGTTCGCACCGTGACCCCGGCTCTGCCAGCCAGCCAAGCGGCTTACCCTTGCACACCCCGCGCCCCGGCTTGCTTTGCCACTCCGTGCCATCTGGGAAAACGATTGAAGCGTGGTAATAGTTGCTCCATGAAAATCTGCCTATCATCCAGTCAACAGCGTTCGGACATGGTGGGGAGCGGTACAGGGCAAGGCGAATTTTGTTCATGTGTTACTCCTGTAAAAAATGTCCCGTCTCAGTGATTCGATCTTGTCATCACGCTCTTGAATCTTTGCGTCCCGTTCTTTGATCTTCCGTTCGCTCCGTGCGTCGTGCTCATGGAATACTGCCATCTCCGCATTGATGTAGTGGTCAACAGCGTCATTGACATCGGGCCTTCGATGATCGCACCGCATGTAGATATTTTCCAGTTTCTCAAGTAGTTCTTGCCGGGGTGTCATCCTATAAACTGCCTTTTGATTTGAGATATTCGATCAGGCCGACAAGTACCGTTGTGATTGCCGTGGTAATTGCTGTAGGAACCTTCCAGTGATCTTTTCGCGCCTTGGCTTGATGCTCAAGCGAAATGCACAACATCTCAACAAGAAGCGTTGTAGCCTCCGATTGATTCCGTGAATGCTGTTCACCGACCGGACACTTCGAGAAATCGGCTGGCGTCGTGGACATATTGCCTACAAGTGCCCGCGCCTTACCCACAACATACTTCAACGCATCATCACCATTGCTCATTGTCTTTTCCCTTTCACTCCCTAAACTCAATTTCCACAATACATCCCGTCATGCTCTTCGGCATTTTATCCCCGTCAATGATCGCGGGTGTTCCGTCTGCATGTCGCACGATACGGCACAAGGTCATTCTGTATCTGTCTATGATTTTCACCTGCCGCACCTCGTCGGGCAGTTCGGCTTTAAGTTGCCCTGCAAAGTCGCGCCACACCGGGAGTACCCGGAGGACGGGAACGCGATTGATTACTTTCGGGAATATCAAAGCGGTCATGTTCTGCGGATTGAACCATGACTTGTCAGGATAGGCTTTGTATTTGTCGAGCATCGTCAATCCTTTGCGTTTGCATCCTTGCTCAGTTCCCACTCAAACCAGTAGATGTTGCTGCGACTCTGCTTATCGGTGGAAAGGAAATACAACCCCACCTGATCGCCCTTCTGCGGCCTGTCGAAACGGAACATTCCATCCTTACCTTCGGGCGTCTTGTTTTGCATGATGTGTTTCCAGCCGTACCGATACGGGGACTGAATCGCCCGCCAGTCAAAATACCTGCCCTGCCTCTTCCAGTCGTGCATCCACGTGATCGCAATGAACCCATCGCACTTGCCATCGTATCGAGGCCATGCGGGATTACAGGTTGAGGTAATGCGCGGCCCACTCTTGGACATATCAACCTGCGTGATCTTGCAAGTCTCCTTCGTGTCAGTCCACTTGATGTTGCCCTTTGCCGTGCTGGTTAGTTCGGGATACTCGCCGGATACAGGTGGATCTACAGGATCGGGCTGCGGTATCGGTATAGGTGTCGGCGGTTTCGGTTCCTGCCAGTTCCATGTCTTCAGCCAAGTCAACAGTTTCTTAAACCAGTTCATAATTCTCCTTAGTGTTTTTCGTTATCGAACGCTTCCAGCGTTTCAAACTTGTTGCTGATTGAATTGAGCATCTGGTTAGTTGTGTACCCCTGCAATCCTGCATTGACGCGGAGTTTGTTTATCTCATCCAAAGTGACAAGGGAGATTGCCGAGATGCCGCGAGGCGAGAAAAAACCGGAAGCCACCTCTGATATTTTCGCGGCCATACACGCGCACACAATCACGCCAAGCACAAAGCCTATGACAAGTTTTTTCATGGAGCCACCCACCATCCTTTGACTTTGATTCGCGCACCATCCATCCCCGATCCAATGTAATATCCAATGATGCCGTTGGTTGACGGGTAACAGCCGGACGCGCTGAATACCGATTGCCCCGATACCAGGATGTCCTGCTCCCCGCGCACCTGCGACGGGCTGGAAGTGTTTGTCGGCAGGACGCTCATGGAGTTGCCTACGGTGTTGTCATAGGACTGCACAAACAAATCCACCATCCTGCACTTGCTGGGAACTCCGACGCCATTTGAGGACGTGTCAAGCGGTAGCCATGCCCCCGTCAACAGCCCGTTGGTCAATTCAAAATCGTAGGCAAACCCGTTATTGATTGTGCGCTGAACGTAGTAGTAAGCGTTTGTTTTTGTCCAGTCTATGACGCTGTTCGTTGCCGCGATTACGCTATCCACCCCGGCGAGGCCGTTGGTTGAGGTTGAGCCTACAGCGGGCGTCTGGTAGAAGATGGACGGTGTGCGGATGCTCGTGGACTTGCCGCCGCCACCATAGGTTGTGATGCTGCCGCTTGCACCGCCCGTGCGCTTGCCGTACCACAACACCGCAAGATAGGAGTTGGTTTTTACCAGATAATTCGTACTCGTGTGTGCCCGCGAGTCGTATTCTGTCTCCGTTGTTGCGTCGGTAATGTCTTTAAGCGATGTCGTGTCAATGATGTTGGTGATGCTGCCGTTGGTCGAGATTGCCGCCAGTTTCCAGAATGCCTCAATGACGGGATTACCGAGGCCAGTAACTTTGACATGGTAGTGCCCCAGGTACTCGCCAGCGGGAACAAACATATCAGACTCACTCGCTGCCGTGTTGAGCATTTGTGTTGCGATGAAGCAGCCGAGATAATTTGTGCCAGCCGCAAGCGCCATGTTGGTGCTCCATGCCGCACCCTCTATCGAGTCAAGACTGCCGCAACCCGTCAACACCGGATGCGAGTTAGTTGTTCCGTAGAGTATCTGTGCGGAGTATTGTTGGAGCCGGAAGTCGAGGCGGTCAGAGGTCACGTACTCGGTAGGCCCATAGATGTTGTTCGTGTCGCCGCGATACCAGCGATAGGGGGTGTTTGTGGCCCATCCATACGCAAACCAGTTAGAGTCATTCGGATTATACATTACCGGCTGATTCGTGTACTGGGCCTGCGCAGGTAACGCGAGCAGGATAGCAACAAGCACCGCACCGATGATTGCCGCGATACGGAAGCCCTGGATCAGTTGTCGTCTCATCGTATCGCCTCCAGTGTCTGCCTGTACGGGCATCCTGTAGCCTCGCGCCGTGACTCGCAGTAAAGGATTGTGTAAACGAACATGAAAGCCGCTGCCAGCATGAGCGTGAGGAAGATGGCTTGTGTTGTTTGGTCTTGGGTCATGGGTAGGCTCCTGCGGGGAGGCGGTTGCGCTTGTTAAGTGATGGATGATTCGTGCTACCGCCCGCAATAGGGAATTGCAGTTTCTGGCAGCCGACATAGTAACTCAAGTTCGTGACTTCGAGGGCGGTTAGGTTGGTATTCATAATACTGACAAATGCTACACTGCCAGTCTCTAACTGCCCAAACGTACCGCCAACACCAACTCTAGCAGTAGTATTTGACGATCCGATATACGTGCCCAATACAGACACCGTAAATGGTGCAACTATACCATTGGTGTATGCTGTTATGTTTGTGGCTAAATTATTGACTAGGCTACCCGTCCACAGTACGAACGTCCAATCTCGCTGCGGAATAGTAGCAGATACCGTCATGGTTCTACTTTGAGCCGTATTCCCCTGCGCGTTTAACTGTAGTTTCGGCTGCCCCGAACTGATAGATGTTCCCCATTCGCGTGATCCTGCTGACCCCCACTTACTGCACACCGCCATATTGACGCCTATATAATATGGATTAACCCACGCGCAAATGGTAAACGGTACATCATTTGAAATGTACGGAACCTTTGCAAATGTATGGTTATTGTTATCGTTTATCAGGAAATAATCATCGTCACCATCGAGACTCCATCCATATATCGCATCACCCAATTCGTTAGTTCCAACGCACACATACAATGGGGCAGATTGATTACTTACAACGCAATGAGTTGGGGTTGCGGAAGTGTTGCCATTATCCAACATGCTTCCTGCGCTCCCATACTGTGGTGTTACAGAAGTGTTGGTTCCATAATCGGCTAGGAATACATAATTGGAAATGGGGTCTGTCCAGCCCTGACTCACAACACTCCCCACGGCAACAGGCTTGTACTGCTGCATCCAGTTCCACGCCCCGCACGTCAGCACGCCGAGGGCAAGTAGGGTTATGGCGAGTTTTCTCATTGTAAAACGTCCACGGAAAATACCACCTCTTGAGTTGAGCCGCCGGGGAAGGCGAGGCCGATCATGCTGTTGACGGGCACCGCCCACGAGAAATTGGACTGCGAGGATGCGCCTATGCAGGGCATGGTGCCCAACAGCGTCAGGTTGCCCCATCCGTTTGTCCAGTATTTGTAGTACACGTTCGCGGTCATGCCACCGCTGTACGCCTGTGCCGTGATGCGGGTGATTGTGCTGGCTGCTGTCACCATTGGCCCCCAGTTGGTTGTGGGCAGGGCGTATGTCCAGCACATTGTATTTGTCTGCGGTGCCGCCGCAATGCTGTTGTCAATGATTGTCTGGATGTTGGTGCCGTCAAGGGTAAGCCCGGTGCCAGATGCAAGATCAAGGCTGTCATCATCCCATGACCATACCTGCATGGATGATGGCCCGTAGCCAGCCCTGCCGTCCCAATCGAGGCTGACGCTCGCATCAGTACACCACAACCGCCCATTTGCAAAGTCAATGCGCTGGCCTGTTGTAACAGTACCGACCGCCGCTATATTGGTGATGTTTCCCCCCTGCATGTCCAATGCTGGGAGTGCCGCGCTGTTTGTCCATGATTTTGGTAGTGCATTACCAGCGAGTGTACCCTGTGCCGCGGTTGCAAAGTCTGCCGTTCTGTTGGTTGAGGCGGTGCCGAGTCCGTTGGTAAGTGATCCAGCCGCCGTCAATACAGCATTACTGGTCAACCCGATCACCGCGCCCACCTTGGTCAGCAGGCCACCGGACACGCTCACGCCCGCGCCCCGTAGATCGAGGATACCTGAGGCCGATATGCCGCCGCTGTTCTTGACCGTGAGAGTGCCGCGCCCCCATTCGATTGTTTGCGTTGTGTTGGTCATCACCACGCCGCCGTAGAACGTGCCGTTGCTCCCGAACGTGTTGCTTGTGCACTGGAAGTCAATGTACGAATTAAGGGAAGTGAACACCCCGACAACACTTACCTTGCTTGTTGCATCCCAATCCGAGTTTGTGCCGTACCATAATTCGCCCGACCAGTCGGAAGAAGGAAACCACGCCTCACCGTTCTGCAACAGGTCAACACGGATCAATGGAGTTGCCCCGGCAAACGCGGTCAGTGTCCATGTTGCCGCTGGCTTCTGGCTGTCAACCGACCACTCTACTTGCGGAACAGCCGCCCTCGCATTACCCGCCGCGAAGATCAAACACACAACCATCATTATTTTCAATTTCATACGTTCCTCACTTTCAAAGAGTCAATACACACGTCGCAGTCACGCCCCCACTTGGTTGCACGGTTATAACGCCCTGCCCCCACTCGATCAAGCGTGTGCCATTGGTCATCACGATGCCGCCGTACAGGGTTGCCGAGTTCGTGAAAGCGTTTGTACCGCATTGGAACGTCGCGTATGAATTGGTTGCGCTGAATACCCCGGTGACTGTTCCGCTTGTCGGGGCTTTCCAGTTTGCATTTGTGCCAAACCATAGAATACCAGACCACGATGAATCAGGAGTCCACGCGCTCCCCGCCTCAAGAAGATTGACGCGGAGTTTCGGGGCCGTCTTGACGTAGGCCGTCCATGTCCACTTGACGCCGGGATTCTGCACGTCGAGGGACACGGAGTACACGGGAGTTTCGGCCCGCGCATAGGTCACGCACAACAGCAAGACTATGAAAGCGTACTTCATTTCTTTGGTTCCGGCCGGACAATGAGTGTCTGCCTACATCCTTGATCGAGAGCCGCCACGAGTTGACTAAGCATCTGAGCCAGTTTCGCGGCTTGACTCACAGGGATGCTCACCGTAACTGTCGGCTCCTGCTGCGGTGCTGGCTGTTCTTGTTTCTTCATGTGTCTCCTTTTCATGACTTTACCAGAATGGACACGGGGCCCGCAAGTGGTACTCCGTTGTTATCGTACAGGTACACGCCGGCCAGAAGGGAAAAGCCAGTGCCCGTGAATATCCCGCCGCTGAATGCTGACCCTACCGAATTGCCCGGAGTTCCACCATGATAGTATGAACCCGTACCAACAACATTGATTCCATTTCCTGCCGTCACATTAATACCATAGTTAGCGTCACACATATCAACCGTCTGTGTTGCTGCAACGAGCCTTTGAAATCTGGCTGACAACGCTGCGGTAGTGTCCCCAAATGTGAAACTGTTAGTTGGAGAGATACAACCAGAGGTGTTGCCGAAGAATGCACCGCCTAGAACTTGAAATGCTCCTGTCGGAGTGCTGCCATTCCATACGGTTGTATCCTCGACGCGCACCTTTTTTACAAAACTTGCTCCTCCAACAACAACAAGGCTTCCCAGCCCAAGGGCTGTATATGCTCCGATGTCAGTTGCATTGGAAATTTTCACCGTCCCAGCCGCTAGGAAATCCGTGAGTGCTGCCGCGTCAAAATCAACAAGAGCCGTCCCCGCGCCGTTACAGAGTTGGGAGTTATCGAGGTCAATGGCCTTGCTGTAATCGGCCCTTCCGATGCTGACAAATGCCGCCGCGCCGTAATGGGTTGTTGCATCGCCTGTGTATGTGCCGCCTATCTCGGAATACTGCTTAGAGTGTTGTCTGTTTGCCGTGCCAGTGTAAACCGTGGAAGCACTGGTCAGAAAATCAAGGTTCGCGTGTACGGTAGCCCCCGCAGCATTCCACGGGCCATTAGTGCCATTCCAGCCGCCGCCGCCACTCGCCGCTGCCGTGGTAAGACCCGTGGCCAGTTCAGTGATCGGGATGTATTTCCCCGCGCCCTTTGCCGTTGGCCGCGTAAACATCCCATCGCCGCTTGCCCACACTCCATTGGCTAAGGTGTCCCATTGGAACGCTTGCGCCCTGTTCTTCGTTGTTCCTACCGTGGCGATGTAGTCGAGTGACACTCCATCAAGTACAGTCGGCTTGTCTGTGATGTCGCCGCCGTTCCAGAGTTGCTCCACTGCGGTTATCACGCCCGAGGTCACGGTGACTTTCCCAAATACCACTATCGGGCTTGTCGTGTACCTGCTTGGATAGGTCGCGCTCCAGGATGCCGTGAGTGTTGTGGGTTGCGTGCTGCCGGGGTTTGCCCCGCCCGTCAAGGTGCCAATGATGTAGCCGGATGCTGCGATACTGCCCACGATTGCGAAGTACTCGCCGTCGAAGCGGGGCGTGCCACCAGTACCGGGGCACAGCAAGCCGACATCGTACTCCGAGGTGCCTACGCAGACTGTCCAGATACCGGCACGGACACGGACTGAATCGCTGCTTAATTGCTCACATTCAAAATGATATGCAGGTGCAAGGTAAGGATTATCAATCCCTGATACCGAAAACCCGTCAGGCCATTGCGTCAAGCGTGTTCCGTGCCCCTGTTGCGGATATGTGCGAGAGGCAACGTCTATCAGTTTGTTGATAGGCCTGCTTCTAAATCCCTTAATTTTTGGAGGAATATCAAGCACTCTTGCCTCCACTAAACTACAGCCTGACCACCCTCGTAAAGCCTCTTCTGCCAACCACCTGTATTACCTCGTCCGCCATCATATCCTACTGTTCCCCACCATTCATTGACGATCTGTACCCATTTTGTGCTGACGTTTCTAACTTGTGGCGGCATCTTTAGCCACTGCGTGACAGGTTCTACTGTTGCTGCATTGCCATCCCAAAACGTTACGAATGGCTGTGACCATTTTACTCGCTGGAAATCTGTGTGAGGGAAATCTTCAATCCCTGGCCTGTTAGTTGCGCCGTCTCCATTGGTCGTGTAGTCAAACACATAAAATATATTTTCCATCGACGCTTTAACATCATCAGCCCGCGCTGTTGTCATGGTGCGGCGTATCACCCAGTAATAGGCCAGATAACCATTGACCCCCATATTACGCAGCCTAACATATGTCTGGATATATAGTCCTGCGCCCTCCGAAAACGTTGCAATTGCTGTCATGCCAGTCCCACGCCTTACGGCAACCTCAGCAGACTCTAGTTCTGTATCGCTTCCACTAGAGCCGTTGAATGCAGGATGTGTTCTTAAATCTTTATCAAGGCGCACGCCGTCAAGTTCCCATATAGCACTTTCCTTTGCATTCTCTTCTTCGTCGCCTTCATCCGGTGCGGAGGCTGTCGTGCTGAATGTTGCACTGATAACAGCATAAACCCCTTTTTCGACGTGGATGGTGTCAGGATCAAGAGTATCGGCAATAGTCTGTGCATAGGCGTCAGCCTTGTCTTGCGGCCCGTGCCAGGTGCGGGTAATGATCCAGCCCTCATCAGGTTTCCAGTCGCGCTGTTCCGGCTGCTCCGTGAAGGCGTCAACGCCTATGATTTGTTCAGGCATACATCACCTAGTTTTCGAGAACGGTAAATACGAAGTCTCCGGTAGCAACACACTTTATTGCCATGCTTGTAACTGCGTAAGTGGTTGTCAGTCGAAACATCTGATACTCTTCCGAGTTCAATGTGAGGTTCGTAGTTGTGCCACAATCGAAACTAATGAATATGGTTTTGTTCGTCGTGGCATTTTCAAGGAAGCACAGACCATGACCCGACACCGCGCCTTCACCGAGTGACTGCCAAGCATTTGTTGCGCTATACATGACGCTATAGAACCGCGTGCCCGTCCAGTCCACCTGCAACGTGGCGGGACTGCGGTTGATCGTAGATCCGTTCTTGGTCGCCTTCAAATGAGCGTTCATCGTGATCTCATCGCCAGCGATACAAACAGCCGTTACGATCACGCCAATCAACATCCCTACAAGAAAAACCCTTTTCATTATTCACCTGCCATTTCTTTTAGTTTCTGATTCATTTCTTTTGTCAATTCTGCTTGTTCTTTTGCAAACTCCGCGTTGATCTCTGTGGCTTTCGCTGTGCGCTCCATCGCGCCGATCATAGGATTGAGTTGCCCGCCTTGGAAACCACCGATACGGGCAAGGGAATCACCCTGCGCCTGACCCACGGTAATGCCGCCAATGGCTTTAGCGTTCTTTTCTCCAAGTGCAGTTAGCTTTTCAGTGTACTTTAATCGCAGTTCGGTTTCCTTGGCCTGCCTCTTAACTGCCTGCGCTTCTTCCTCTGCTGCAAGGCCCGCTTTCCGCATTGCCTCTAACTTTTTGCGGTCAGATTCATCTTGCGCTATTTGGGCATTCACCTTTTTGCCGAGAGGATCTCCTAAAGCAAGATTGATGATATTACCGCGGGCTGAATAATATATCGCCATCTTGAAGAAATCAGAAACCTTATCTTTCAATACCGTCCATGAGCGATTGGCAAGAGAAAGATGCGTAATGCTTTCGGTCATTGCTTTATTGATTCCCGGCATTCCTTTTTCTGCAATGTCTCGCAATGCTGAATAGTATTCGGCGGCGGCTCCCTTTCCCATTATGTTATTTAAATCACTAACGGCAGTACCGCTGGTCTGTGCGCCCTGTGCTACCCTGAGAAGTAACTGTTCGGGTGATAGTGTTGATAATTCAGAAATGGAAACACCTAAACGCATAAAGGAATCAATCATCTGCTTGTTGCCCTTAACGGCTTCTTCCTGAGAATCAACCATCTTTGCCATTTTCTGCTGGAAGCCTTCACCGCTTGCTCCGGTAGCCTCAACCATATCTCGTATGCCCTCAACCTTACCGCTGGACATTCCTAATATCTTTGCGGTTCTATCGAGCGATGCGGCTTCCTTCATTGATTCACCGACAAAACTTACCACTTTAGATATGGCTGCGATAACAGCCGTAACAGCCGTGAACCTTCCGATAGCACTTGCCGCAAACGAGGATGCGCCCTGCTTCATTCGTGACAGGCCCGCTTCCCAGCCGGATGCGTCAAGTTTCGCTGTCCCTTTTATTTCTGCACGAGCGGCCATATTAAACTGCCTTCATTTGTTCGCGGTACTTTTTTGCGCGGTCAAGTATTTCCCAGTTCCACTCACTTATCAGGGAGGTATCGCCCTTCAATTCGCCAAGCACACTGTTGATGCTCATTGCCATCGGCAGGGGCATATTCCATGCGCGTGATTCTCCGACCACCTTCATCACGGACACGGCGACAAGCAACGGCCACGGATGCAATGAGCCCCGCGCCTGTGCGCTTGTCTCGCGTACGGGCATAGCAATATGATCGTGCCAGTACGATTCAAAGTGGATAGTCTCCTCTGCGAAATCCAACTTGCGACACTCACGCCGCCACTGTTTCCATTCTTCGGGATGATCTACGTCAAACGCGGCTTGCGCCTGTTCAAAGGTCTGGCTGCAAATGTTCACCGCAAAAACAAGATCCTCTAATTTCTTCTCTGTCCCGTAGAAGTACGGTGATTCAGCGGCTTGCAGAATGAATACATGCCCGCAACACAAGGGGAGCAGTTTCCGATTGAGGACAACCGGACGTGGGCTGTAAATTGCATTCCGAAAGCATTGCTGAATCACCGTGATCTCCTTCGCGGTTATCAGTAAGTCATGGAATCTTCTTTGCGTACGGTCACGGTCAGCACAGCCTCTTCACGCTGGAATGATATGCTGGATGCTGTTACGCGGCCCGTGAACGTGCCGATATTCAGCACGGCAGAAATGGCCGGGGCTGCTATCACCGCGGCACCCAACACAATGCCCTTCAACGTGGCTTCTGTATACGGGTCAGCGGTCAACACGGTTTTCGTATCGCTGGACTGGTCAGCAATCGTCTTTACCACGTTCGCGCCCTTTGTTTCCTCAACTGATTCGAGAGTAACTACGCTGTAAGAGTAGGTGCCGTATCCGACTAATACCGTCACGCCTTTTTGTGCTATGCTCATTTTTTGTCTCCTCTATTGCGGCATCATTTTGAGTGTGCCGGTTAGTTCCGTTATCACGCTGTGCTCTTCAACTCTGTTTGTTCGCGGCCCTGGCGTCCATAGCAGGGCAGTGAAATCTGTAACGCTAAAGTTGTTCAGGTCAGCGGCAAGTCCATCCACCATGAGCGCGTCTGATATGTGCGCTACATAATCATCATGGACACTGGCGTCCGTCCCGCGTGCGTAGTGGCTGCGTACGGTGATCCTGACTGCGACATTCCAGTTTCCGAGAATGCTTGCGTGCCGCATGTCCGGTTCGGCAGTCTCACAGGCAATCTCGCAATACGGCTCAACCATCTCCACGTTCTCGAACCGTGTCCCGATAGTCAGGCCGGTCAGGGTAGACAACGCGCCAAGCAGGTCATGGAAGGCGTGCTCCGTCTTGCGTTCGGGTAGATGATATGGTGCGCTCATGTTCCGCTATGCTTTCTGCCGTGCGCCATCAACTGCTTTTGCGCATAAGCCATCATGTCCTGCGCTACAAAGTTAATGCCCTTCTGTAACGCGGCGTAGCCAATCCTTTCCTTCCCTGATGCGCACTGGCTATCGTTAGTCGGTAAGTTTTTCCGGTCTACCTTGAATGGAATAATGAACTCTGCATATGGATTTGTGTCGCGCTCTTTTGCCATTTTAGTAGCAACGCGCCAAAAGTTTTTTCCGCCTATTTTCGTAACTTTGTCGGGAATAAACTTGGCTGCAACCCATGAAAACACAGCCTTGAAAGATCCGACCGTAGCAACACGCCGAGCAATAATCCTTTTTGATACGCGCAATCTATCTTTCAAACTTGTTGACTGACCCATTCCAACATCCCTGTTAGTTCCTATGCTCTTACGTCCGTGCATTACTTTGCCTGTGGCTGTGTCAATCCATGTTGCGTTGCGCTCTTCGCCTCTGGCCTTGCGCCGTCCATGCAGCGTGAAGCCTGTAGTTTTCAGCACCCTGCTTATATATTTAGGCCACCATTCTTTCTGCCACATGCTAGCCACTGCACCTTTTACCGCTTTGGCTACAAACTGCGCGGCACGTAAGGCCATATTGCCGCAAGCCCTGTTAGTGGTTTCCGCAAATGTTTTCTTACATGCAACAGAATATTCAAGCATTGCCTTGCTCAATTCTGAATAGTCAATTTTGATGGTTGCGCTCACTTGCTCAACTCCCCGCACTCAAGCCGCAACAGCGTATCACCCGTAACCGACAAGACATTGATGATCCTGTAAGTGTCGCTGCCTATCGCCACTGTATTGCCGGGGACGGGAACTAATGTCGCAACATCAGCGGCCTTAACAACAACCTCCAGCGTAGCCGCTTCGTCATAGGCACTCATGCCCAAATCGTCATTGACGTTTAGTTCCTGCACTATCCCGGTACACTCGTCATTGCCCTGCACCGTGACCGCGCTGCCCCAGTCGCCGGTCATCACGGCAAAGTCTGCGTCGAGCATTGTGGTGCTGATAGTCATTGTCATCTAGCAAAAGGGGCGGGCAGGTTATTCACTACCCGCCCCCTTGGTTTTTCGCTTCCTGCTACTTCGAGCCCCTGCGCTTGCGTGGGGCATCCTGCGGTTCGCTCGGTGCCACTGGCCCTATTGATCCCTTGCGGAATGCGAAGTCATCCCGCATCACCCAGTATCGCGCACCCTGCACCGGCTGGCCGTTAAACACGCCAGACAGTTTCACCTCGTCAACAACGGCTAGCATTGCTGACGCCGTATCACCCTGCGTGCCTATCATCTCCCCACTAGGCAGTCTGAATACTAATGCCGCTGCTTGCATGTTTCCTCCTTAGGCCGTCACGAGACGAACCACGCTGTTCTGTACCTTCTTGACTCCGTACAGCAACAGGACTTCACCGGACAGCTTGCCGCCGCCATCGTAGAAGGTCTTGTAGAGTACCGACAGGCCGCTCTCCGGCTCCGTTATGACGCGCTGGTCAACCAAGTTGCCCTCACCAACATCAGCAAGAGGCTCCGGAGGGGTCATCGCAATGGCTATTGCATCACGCCCAAATACCGCACCAGCGAGATTCTCGCTGTTCGACGGCATCGCACCATAACTGATGGTATCCATGCCAATCAGTTTCGGCAGGACCGCGCTGGACATGAAGTTCTGTCCGGCTGTCGCGAAGATCAGGCCCAGATTGCTCTCGCCCATGATTGCGGCAGAATATGCCGTGTTGAGGAGCAGTGTGCGTTTCCGTTCCTTGATCTTGGTCTCAGCATACTGCCACAGCAGCGCAAGTTTCTGCTGGTCGAAGTCGGCAACCGCACAGGTCAACTTGTCTGTGCCGTCGGTATTGCCGTAGTTGGCCCCGGTCACGAGCGCGAGGGCCGTGTCAACAACCTGTTTCGCCAGCGAGTAGGTAGCACCAGCGGCCTTGTCTGCCCAGTAGTTGGCCAGGAGCTGGCCGGCTATCTTGCCTTCCATAGCATCCCAGCCCGCGCCTTCGAACAGGTCCATCGTGACCTGCGTTCCGGCAACGGTTCCGGTTCCTGTCAACGCTGTCCCTGCGGTTTTCGTGGCCACAGTCGGGTCAGTCGAAACAGGGACGTACACGGAGTTATCCTGCACAGCATCACCGACCGCAACGCGAAAACTAAACGCATTGAGGGCCGGGAGCATGTACTTGAGTGCTGAAATTACGCGACTGTCTACCAGCGCGCTGTTGATCGAACTTATTGTGCTTGCCATTGTCGTTTCTCCTTATTTGATTCCGAGCACATCAGCGTGCTTGGTTCTGAACTCTTCACGTGCCTTCGCGCCCTGGACCTTATCGTATGCCGCCAGTGCTTCGGCCTTTGATGCAAACGTAGCGACATCCGCGCCAGCGGCTGCGCCTTCCTCAACTGCCTTCTTGCTTCCCGTCGCTGCGGCTGCGGCAAACGCCGGATTAGCAAGAGCCTTCTGCGCCTTCTCAAGTTCCGACTTGGTTGCCGCGTGCGCCTTCTGTTCCACGTCCATAGCACTTACCGCCTTGGCAACTGCTTCCGCATTCGCCTTCACCATGGACTCAGCCTGAGCCTTGAACTCATCGCGCTCTTTCGTGACCGCGAGGAAGGCTTCACCATTGGCCTTCATTGCGGCTTCTGCCTCAACCTTAGCCTTCTCCGCAAGTTCGGCCCGCGCCTTTGCTTCGATCAGTTCTTCTGCGATTGTCATTATGTCCTCCTACGGATTGTCGGTTGTGAAAATGCGGATCACGTTTGTGCAGGTGTTGATGATTCCGACACCGTACAACTTGATCTTGAGGTTGCTGCCCACAAGAGCCTTCTCGTACTTGGCCTCAAGCACAGTAGTAGCAACGATGTTGGTTGATGCCAGTGTCGAGGATGCAGTTGCCCCGGCAATGTCAGTCCCCGCTGTGGTCGTGCCTATGAATCGCGGCCTGTAGACCTTCACGGCAGTCGGCTGCGTGATCTGGTTTGTCACGTAAATGTCAGTGACCGTGGTTCCGCTCCACGTCCCAAGCATTACCATGTTAGTTGACAGGGCATCGCCCCCCGTCAGAACCACTTCCACCTTGTCCAAGTAGCCGCTTATCGGCAACTGGTCAGAGTATTCGCTTTCGCCGTTCGTGACTACCATCGTGGTTGTGTAAACGTCGGCACTCGCCACGCCTATCACAAGCCCCATCGCCATGAGTCCGATCAATACTTTCTTCATGTCTTTCTCCTTCTCTCTGTTACCTGTCCTTGACCGTGAAGATCCTCACGGTGTTTGTTAGTGTTACGCCGCTGGCTACATTCCCGCCCCAGTACTTCAACTTGAAGTTACTTCCGACAGGGAGTCTTTCATAAACACCCTTAAGCAATGTGGTCGTGCATTCATTTGTTGACGTGCTTGCCGATGCTGTAACCGCTGCGAGGTCAGTCCCCGCTGTGGTCGTGCCTATCACGCGAGGGCGCACGATCTTTCTGACCGCCGTAACGTTGTTCGTCACGTAGATGTCAACTGCGGTTGTGCCGCTGAATGTAGCCAGCATGATACCGCCTGTAGACGTGGCCGCGCTCTGGGCAATTTCCACCTTATCCAGATATCCCGCCACGGGTATCGGGTCGGAGTATGCTGCCGTCTGGTTGTTTGTGATTGTTACCGTGAGCGTGTAAACATCAGCACGGGCCATACCTGCGGCCAGCGCGAGCATACACCCTATCGCCACCATTTTCTTCATAACCTATCTCCTCTTTTTGCTTTTACCTAATCCCGCCGCGATTTCTAACGCGGTGTTGTAACTAGTAATTTCGTCTATCAATCCGTTCTCCTTCGCTTCGACTGCGCCGAAAGACTGCCCCTGCATTACATCGTCCGAGATGTTGCGCCCCCGCCCCGCCCGCACCGCTGCCTTGAAGTCTGCGCCCATCTTGTTGATTCGCGCCTGCAACATGTCTTCCTGTTCCCGCGTCAATTCTGTCCCCGGCAATCCCATGCCCTTATGCTTGCCTGACTTAAACAGGTTGAGTTTTACGCCCTCCATTGCCATTTGCCGGGAGCGGTCGAGAATCGCCATGTATGCCCCGATTGATCCGATGTCAGCGGAGGTCATCGCGTAGATCAGGTCACATTGACTGGCCATCCAGTAGGCCGCTGAACCGATAAGGCCATCACCATAGGCCACGGTATACTTCTTCTGCCCGGCTGACTTGATCGCGGCGGCTACTTCCGGTGTTCCCATTGCCATGCCGCCAGGGGAATCGAAGACCAACATCAGGGAATCAACCTCGTCGTCATCGCCCGCCGCCCGCACCATGCGCTCTAGAATGTCGCTGGAGGTCACGCCGCTATCGTAGAGCATGTCTGAAAACTTGCGCCCAATAACGCCCTGAACCGGGATTATCGCCGTATTCCCTTGGAGGGTGAATTGCCGCTTGCCGGGATTGGCGGGCATAGACTTGGCAAGGGCGTGCTGCGCTTCCTCGCGTGCCCCGCCCTCCGCGTGCGCTTCCACGATGTCAGTCAACACCTTGTGGACATCGGCAGGCAACAGCCACGGCTCACAGCATAGCGCGGTCATGCACCTGATCAATCTGG